GATAACAAAACTCAAGGAGAAATCCCAATGTCAGAACTAGACAAGACAATTGAGGAACTAGAAGCGGAAGTTCAGAGTGAACTCGATGAGGCTGCTCAAGACGCACCTACTAAGGGTGCCGCCAAAGGTGAATCAATGGATAAGGTAGAGGGTGAAGTCCAAGATCTTGGTGATGCACCAGAAAAGGGCGCAAAGGCAACTAAACAAGCCAGTGATGCTCAGACTAAAGGTGCGAAAGATGCCGGGGGCGCAGACACACCAACTTCTATCAAAGAACCTCTTGCTGCAGAAACCGAAATTGAACATGACGGTGAAGCGCTAGAGGAAAAGGCCATGACGAAAGAGATGATGAAAGCCGAAATGATGAAAAAAATGGAAGGCATGAAGGCTCAAGAACTCAAGGCAATGTATAACAAGATGGAGATGATGGGTAAAGAAGAGGAAGAAGAAAAAGCCGAGTCGAAAGACGCAAAGGTTGAAGAATCTACTCTTGATGAGCGCATCGCTTCTGTAGATGTATCTGATGATGTTTCTGCTCTTACACAAGATGCAGAACTTTCTGAGGAATTTAAAGACAAGGCTGCTACAATTTTTGAAGCCGCCGTTAAATCTAAACTTCGTTCTGAAGTCGAAAGAATTGAGATGGAAAAAACTCAAGAAGTCGCTGAAGAAATCAACAAAGTGCGTGATGAGTTGACTGAAAAAGTTGACAACTACATGAACTATGTTGTAGAAGAGTGGATGAAAGAAAATGAAATCGCAATTGAGCGTGGACTTAAAGGCGAAATCGCAGAGGACTTTATCTCTGGACTCAAGGCTCTATTTGAAGAGCATTATGTTGATGTTCCAGATGAGAAGTACGACATTCTTGGTCAACAATCTGAAAAGATTGACGAACTTGAAGCAAAACTTAACGAGCAAATCGAAAAGAGTGCTGAACTTAAAAAGTCACATGACGTTCTTGTTCGTGACAGAGTATTCAATGAGTGTTCTTCAGACCTTGCCGATACAGAGGTAGAGAAGTTTAAGTCTCTTGTAGAAGAGGTAGATTTCTCAAATGAAGAATCATTTAAAGAAAAACTCGACCAGCTGAAGGAAAGTTATTTTCCTAAAGCAACAACTGTCGCTGAATCTGTAGATTCCGAATCTGATGGTACGGAATCTTACGATACAACTGGTGCAATGTCCACTTACATGGCTGCAATCAGTAAAAATGTAAAGCGGGCGAAAAACTAATTGAAAGTTAGTTTTTTATAAATATTATAAGAAAACTCAATAAGGAGAAACTAAAATGTTCCAAACAGAACATCTACAGGAAAAGTGGCAGCCAGTACTAGAGCATAACGATCTTCCAGAGATCAAAGACTCTTATCGTAAGGCTGTAACCACAGTAATCCTAGAAAACCAAGAAAAGGCTCTCAAAGAGGACAGAGGTTTCCTCGGCGAAGCTGCCCCAACTAACGCAACTGGTTCTTCAGTTGATAATTGGGATCCGATCCTCATCTCTCTCGTAAGAAGAGCGATGCCAAACCTTATCGCATATGACGTTGCTGGTGTTCAGCCAATGACTGGCCCAACTGGACTTATCTTTGCGATGAGATCACGTTATAAGACTCAGGCTGGTACTGAGGCATTCTATGACGAAGCAGAATCACAGTTCTCAGGTGCTGGTACAAAGGCAAATATCCCTGGCTCTGCTGGTACTTCTTCTGCTGGCGAAACTAACCCTGCCGTTCTTAACGACAGTTCGCCAGGCGCATATACTGCTGAAGGCGGTATGACAACTGCAAACGCAGAACTGTTGGGTGACGGTTCAACAAGTGGTTTTGAATCATTTGCAGAGATGGCTTTCTCAATCGAGAAAAACACCGTTGAAGCAAAGTCAAGAGCGCTTAAGGCTGAGTACACAATGGAACTCGCACAAGACTTGAAGGCAATTCACGGTCTTGACGCAGAGACAGAACTTGCAAACATTCTTTCTGCTGAAATCCTTGCTGAAATCAACAGAGAAGTTGTAAGAACTATCTATGTAACTGCAAAGAAAGGTGCTGCTGCTGATACAGCAACTGCCGGTATCTTTGACATGGACGTTGACTCAAACGGCCGTTGGAGCGTTGAAAAGTTCAAAGGACTTATGTTCCAAGTTGAAAGAGATGCAAACGCAATTGCTCAAGAAACTCGTAGAGGAAAAGGTAACATGATTATCTGTTCTTCAGACGTTGCTTCTGCACTTCAAATGGCTGGTGTACTTGATTATACTCCTGCCCTTAACAACAACTTGAATGTTGACGATGCTGGTAACACTTTCGCTGGTGTTCTTAACGGACGTTACAAAGTGTACATCGACCCATATGCTGCTAACCAAGCAGAAAAACAGTACTACACTGTGGGTTATAAAGGTACTTCACCTTACGATGCCGGTATTTTCTACTGCCCATACGTTCCACTTCAGATGGTTCGTGCAGTTGGTGAGAATACATTCCAGCCAAAAATCGGTTTCAAGACACGTTACGGTCTTACTGCAAACCCATTCGCTGGTGGTGCAAACGTCAGAAATGGCGCTCTTACAGCCAACGACAACGTATATTACAGAAGAGTACAAGTTACAAACATCATGTAATAAGAGTTGTTTCAAGCAACCAAAACTCAAGGGGAGCAGAGATGCTCCCCTTTTTTCGTTATAAATAGTGTAAAGGAAGAACACTATGGCAAAAATTAATCCGTTACAAAGACAACCAGCAAACATGGATTTTGCGTCACCTTCACAATTCAGATTTCAATTGTTGAAGATACCTAATGTAGAATATTTTGTAACAGGCGTAAACTTGCCTGGCATTAGTTTTACAGGGGATGCAACTATTAATACAAGATTTAAATCTATTGCATTCATGGGTGATACTATGGATTTTGAAGATTTAGAAATTACCTTTTTAGTAAATGAGGATTTGTCTAACTATCGTGAAATACATGATTGGATGATTGGTATTGGATTTCCTAAAGACAACGAACAGTTTACTGCGGCTCTCGCTGCAGAAGCACAAACAAGGCCCGGCGAACCTTCAATCGCAACTCAAAGAAAAAGTGTAGGTAAACCTTCAGTATTGATGAGTGATGCAACACTCACTATTCTAACTAATAAGAATAATCCAAAGACAAGAGTTGGTTTTACTAATTGTTTTCCAACTTCACTTAGTGGACTTGCATATAATACACAACAAACAGACACAGAACAGTTGACTGCAACTGTAACCATGAAATACGACTTGTACGAATTTGAAAGTTTATAAATATACCGAGCAGACAAGGTGTACTTAAGCAGTATCAGTTTGAGTCTCTCAACGGTAAGAGATAATATAGAACAGTAAGTTCCAACCAATCTCTGCTCACTCTATAGGATGATAATATAATGAAACTAGATGAACTTCAGCAAATGGCTGAAAAAGACTTGAAGATGGATGACTTAGAACTCGCAGACGAGTCTCTAAGAAACGCATCTCTTCACCAAAAATATCTCAACCACCTAAATCACTACAAACAACTTCTCATTATGAAGAGGGGTGAATACAATATTCTCAAAAGAAAAAAGTGGGAATATTATTCAGGAAAATCTGACCCTGAAGTCTATCGTGAAAAACCATTCGACTTTAAAGTATTAAAGGCAGATTTGCATATCTATCTTGATTCTGATAAGGAACTGGTAGAGTCAAAGGCTCTTATTGAGTATTACGAAATGTGTGTATCTACTTGTGAATCTATTATGAAAAATATTTCAGATAGACAGTGGAATATCAAAAATGCAATCGCATGGCGTAAGTTTGTAGATGGTGCGATTTAGTGACAACAATCTCAAAGAAAAATGAGGTATTCCTTAGAGTAGATACTGAGGCATCCATTGCAAGGATGTTATCTGATTATTTTACTTTTGAAGTGCCTGGCGCTAGATTTATGCCTGCATACAGGAATAGAGTATGGGATGGGAAGATACGACTCTTTTCTCCGTCTAACGGTGAGTTGTACATAGGCCTACTACCATATCTAAAAAAATACCTTGATGACTTTGAGGAAGATTATACAGTAAGTAAGGAACTAGATGATGAAAAACAAATCGACAAACAAGTACTTAATGGATTCATTAGACAGCTTAGACTTCGATCCAATGGAAAATCTATCAAACCTCGTGACTACCAAGTTAATGCAGTGGAGTTCGCAATTAGAAAACATCGTGCTTTGTTGCTTAGTCCTACTGCTTCAGGTAAGTCGCTTATTATTTACATACTTGTAAGATACTATGAGATGTTGTTATCAGAGACAGAACAAGATAAGATATTAATACTTGTTCCCACAACATCTTTGGTAGAACAGATGTATTCTGACTTTATTGATTATGGATGGTTGGATGCGTATATGCAAAGAGTTTATAGTGGACATGATAGGAAGGTAGAAAAGAAACTTGTAATATCCACATGGCAATCCCTATACAAAATGCCCAAGAGTTACTTTGAACAATTTGGTTGTGTAATAGGTGATGAGGCTCATCTATTCAAATCTAAATCACTTACATCTATATTAACAAAACTTCACCTTTGCAAATACAGATTTGGACTAACAGGTACACTAGATGGTATGCAAACGCACAGACTTGTTCTTGAAGGACTGTTCGGTAGTCTAAATAAAGTAATAAGCACAAAGGAACTAATTGATAAAAAAACACTTGCAAACTTTTCAATTAAGGCCTTAGTTTTATCTTATCCAGAAAATGAATGTAAATTAGTAAAAGATATGAACTATCAGGATGAGGTAGATTATATTGTCAGACACACTGAAAGAAATAAATTTATTATAGGGTTGACAAGAGCAATAAAAGGTAATACATTAATACTATTTCAGTTTGTTGAGAAACATGGTAATAATTTACATTTGATGATGACTGCACAGGCCAGACTTAACAAACAATACGACAGGAAGATATTCTATGTTCATGGGGGAACGGACACCCAAACGAGGGAAGATATTCGTGCAATCACTGAAAAGGAAAATGATGCGATTATTATTGCGTCCTATGGTACTTTTTCTACTGGTATTAATATTCGTAATCTCCACAACATCGTGTTCTCTTCCCCCTCTAAAAGTCGCATTAGGGTTCTGCAATCAATCGGAAGAGGGTTGCGAGTTGGAGATAGTAAAGATACCGCTACCTTATTCGACATCAGTGACGATTTTACATACAAATCAAAACGCAACTTCACATTGAATCATTTTATGGAACGAATAAATATATACAATGAAGAACAGTTTGATTATGAAATTAAAAGGATAAAAATGAAATGACTCACAATACAAAAATTTTGAAATTATCTAGTGGTGAGGAAATCATTTGTAATGTTGCACATAGTTCAGAAAATAATCATATTAGTGTAATGCAACCTATGAAACTGAACGCATACCCAAGGGCAACCAGAAACGGTTTAGAAGAGTCATTGGCTCTTCAGAAATGGATTCACTTTTCCGAATCTGACACTTATCAAGTACCATTATCCCAAGTCATAGTTTTAACAAACGCATCTTATGGATTATCCAAGTTTTATGAATATTGTGTTAAGAAAGCAACTTCTCAAGATGAGGACGTAGTTCTCCCACCAACCAATCAAGAACTAAAAGAAATTGAAGATGAAGAGATGTGGGAGGAGTTTGGTGAACCTGATACAGATACTATACATTAGATCTATCTATTCTCAAACCCAGCATAGCTGTTATACCAAGTTGTCAAGGGCTTGTCAATAACTTTTTGAAATTAATTGCTTCTTGACAATGGAGTCAAATTAATGTATGATATATCAAATAGTTGGAAATGTATCCAACAACATATGTGGAGTGAACATGGCTAAAAGAAAAACAGGAGTGCATTATGTAAACAATGCACAATTCTTGGAAGCGATGAAAGAGTGGAAAGAACGCTGTAAGGAAGCAGAGGAACTAGGTGACCCACAACCACCAGTTACTAATTATATCGGAGAATGTTTCCTAAAGATTGCAAACCACTTGTCTTATCGACCAAATTTTATTAATTATACTTACAGAGATGAAATGATTTCAGATGGTATTGAAAATTGTCTACAGTATTGTGGCAACTTCAACCCAGATAAATCAAAGAATCCATTTGCATATTTTACACAAATTATCTACTACGCATTCATTCGTAGGATTCAGAAAGAAAAGAAACAACAACATATTCGACACAAAGTGATTGAGAATATGAATGTCGATATTCTTGCAGTTGGTGAGGATATGGAACAGGCACAGTTTGTGGAGTATCTACAGAAGAACTTCCTACCAGCCGAAGATGTATACAAACCAAAAAAGAAAAAGAAAACTGAACCAAAAGGACTAGAGAAATTTTACGATGAAGATAGCGCTGATAACTGATACCCACTTTGGCGCTCGCAATGATAATCTAGCATTCAACGAATACTTCTACAAGTTTTGGGAGAATACGTTCTTTCCATATCTTGATGAGCATAAGATTGATACGATTATCCATCTTGGCGATTTGATGGACAGACGTAAGTTTGTATCCTATAAGATTGCAAAAGATTTGCGTGAGCGATTTATCCTTCCTATTGTATCTAGAGGAATCAAGATGCACGTTATGGCAGGAAACCACGATACTTATTATAAGAACACCAATGAGATTAACTCTCTTTATGAACTACTAGGTGGGCCAGGAGAAGAGAAATATCCAGGCATCCAATGTTATGATGGGCCTTGTACTGAAGAGTTTGATGGAACTGGTATTCACTTTATGCCGTGGATTTGTTCTGATAACTACGAGCGTTCTATGAGAAGTATTGATATGACCTATGCACAGATTTGTATGGGGCATTTTGAAATCAATGGTTTTGAGATGCATAAAGGACACTTCTCAGAAAACGGTTATGATAAGAAGTTTCTAAATAAGTTTGATACAGTATTCTCTGGACACTTTCACAAGAAGTCTGATGATGGCCACGTTTACTATCTTGGTAATACCTATCAGATGACTTGGAGTGATGATGGTTGTCCGAAAGGATTCCATATCTTTGATACAGATACCAGAGAACTAGAACGTATTGTTAATCCTTATACTATATTTCAAAAAGTATATTATGATGATACTACCACAAATTATAATGACTTTGACATCTTGACATTAAAGGAAAAGTTTGTTAAAATAGTAGTAGTAAATAAAAAAGACTTGTATCAATTCGATAGATTCATTGATAGAGTCCTTTCTGATTCTGGAGCCCATGAGGTAAAGATTGTAGAGGACTTTAGTGATTTGGATGCATCGAATGTTGATGATGCAATTATTGAGAATGCAGAGGATACTATGACTCTGTTAGAACGCTACATTGATGAACTTGATGTAGATTTGAATAAGAAAAGATTGACTAGTATGATGAAGTCACTTTATGTAGAAGCGAGCGACTTGGAACTTTGATAACATTTAGAAGCGTAAAGTGGAAGAATTTTCTATCCACTGGAAATCAATTTACAGAAATACAGTTGGACTATGCTCCAACTACATTAATCATTGGGGAAAACGGAGCCGGTAAGTCTACCATTCTGGACGCTCTCTGTTTTGCCCTATTCAATAAACCTTTCCGTAATATCTCAAAATCACAACTTGTGAACTCTGTCAATGGTAATGGTACTATTGTTGAGGTTGAGTTTAATGTAAACAATAAAGATGTGAAAGTTGTTCGTGGTATCAAACCAAACAAGTTTGAAGTTTGGATTGGTGATACCATGATAAATCAAGACGCAAATGCAAGGGATTATCAGAAACATCTAGAACAACAGATTTTAGGTTTGAACTATCGTTCATTCACTCAAGTTGTTATTCTAGGTTCTTCTACCTTTGTTCCTTTTATGCAGTTGTCTACAAAGGCTCGCCGTGAGGTTGTTGAGGATATTCTAGACATCAAGATTTTCTCTTTGATGAACTTCCTACTCAAAAATAAAAACAAATCTTTACTAGAAGATATTCGTGATGTCGAGTACAATTATGACTTGACAAAGGAGAAGGTGAATCTACAGGAGAAGTTTATTGAAGAGGTTGTGAATAATAAGTCTGCCCTTGTTGCAGAGAACCAACAGAAGTTATGGGATAATAAAAGTACTATTGATTATAGAAGAGATGATGTAAAAGCATTAGAAATCGAAAATGAAAATCTATCTTTTGATGCAGAAGAAAGAGTGAAAGTAGAACAGAAATTAAAGAAACTAACTCAAACAGAAGCAGCCCTTCAGAATAGGAAATCAGAACATGACCGCCAAATTCAATTTTTCCAGAACAACGATGAATGTCCGTCTTGCGAACAGCCGATCACAGAATCAACTAAGCAGACGCAGATTGAATCTAGAACCACAAAGATTGGAGACATCGAAAACGGTATCGCAGATTTACAAAGAATGGAATCAGAAGAACAAGACAGACTCCAATCAATCTTAACAGACTTAGAAACTATTCGTAAGAATGATGTGGAGAAGGCCAAGATACTTTCTTCTATTGCAGAACTAGAAAAGTTCAATGCAAAACTAGAAAAAGATATTGCGGCATATGAAAACGGTTCTGTGTCAGAAGAAGATAAGATAAAACTTGCAGAACTAAAAGGACAAATAAAGTCGATTGAAGAACAAAAGTCTAAATTGAATGAGGATAAGTTTTACATTGATGTTGCCCGTAATCTTTTACAGGACAGTGGTATTAAGACAAAGATTGTAAAACAGTATCTACCAATAATGAATAAGTTGGTTAATACATATCTATCATCTATGGATTTCTTTGTGAACTTTAATATTGATGAGAACTTCAATGAAACAATCAAATCACGTTTTCGTGATGAGTTCTCATATGCATCATTTTCAGAAGGTGAAAAGATGCGAATTGATTTGGCACTTCTATTTACATGGAGAGCCATTGCAAAGATGAAAAACTCAACAAATACGAATCTACTAATACTAGATGAGATTTTTGATTCATCTTTGGATAATGCTGGTACTGATGATTTTCTAAAAATTCTGAATACATTTGACAAACAGAATGTATTTGTTATATCACACAAACAGGATATGTTGTTTGATAAGTTTAGAAATATCATTCAGTTTAAGAAAGAGAAAAACTTTAGTAGGATGGTATAATGAATCAGAGTGAAAGATTTAATGAATTACTGGAAGAAATGAGAAAAACGCATAATGCAAAACGTCACGATTACGCAAGTGTAGAAGATGTTTTCGCAAACTTTAGAACCTGTGAGATGGGTGGTATCCCAGCATGGAAGGGATGTTGTGTCCGACTAGGTGACAAGTTCAGTCGTATTATGGGTTTTGCAAAGAAAGAACTACTTCAAGTTAAAGATGAGAGTATCAAGGATACACTTATTGACATGGCCAATTATGCTTTGATAGCATTAATATTGTATGAAGAATATAAGAGTGGAAAAGAAGAATGGGAAAAAGAAGCGACTACGAAAGAAGACCCAGAGATTTCTACCCAACACCCATAGAGGCAGTTAGGCCACTAGTTCCTCATCTACCAAAGACAGGGTTGTTTGCAGAACCTTGTGCAGGCGATGGTAGATTGATTCGTCACATAGAGGAACTAACTGACTTACTAGGTTACTTTATGACTGACATAGAACCTATGGCAGACTTTGTTGGTGATGGTGATGCTATGACAGATAAGATTGTGGGGTGTGATGTTTGCATAACAAATCCCCCTTGGAATCGTAAGGTTCTTCACCCTATTATTGTCAACCTATCTGACCAGTTACCAACTTGGTTATTGTTTGATGCAGATTGGATGCATACTAAACAAAGTATAGAATTCATGCCTAGGTTGAAAAAGGTAGTAAGTATCGGCCGTGTAAAGTGGATTGAAGATAGTAAGAGTACAGGTAAGGATAATTGTTGTTGGTATCTGTTCGATAAACCTAATGATATCCCTACACAATTTTTTGGAAGAAAATAAAAAAAAGTTCTAAAAACATCTTGACATTTGTTATAATAGCAGATATACTGTATAAGTAAAGTGAGAAAACAAAGTCGTTAGGAGACATATATTATGGCACATGAACTTGAAATCGTAAACGGACAGGCACAAATGGCATACGTTGGTGATGTACCGTGGCATGGACTTGGAACAAAGGTAGAGGCAGACCTCGCACCTGGCCAATTCCAAAAAGTTGCTGGACTTGATTGGGAAGTAACTAAAGAGAAACTTGTTACCCCACAAGGTGCAATCGTGAAGAACAAGGAAGCACTTGTTCGTACATCTGATAACACTGTTTTAGATGTTGTTGGAACAGGTTGGAATCCTGTACAGAACTCAGAGGCATTTGAGTTTTTCCATGACTATGTAATGGCAGGCGATATGGAAATGCATACCGCTGGTTCATTAAAGAATGGACAACTTGTTTGGGCTCTTGCAAAAACCAAAGAAAGTTTTGAACTTTTCAATGGTGATTTGACAGAGAACTACTTCCTGTTCACTAACCCTCACCAATTTGGTAAGGCACTGAATATTCGTATGACACCTATTCGTGTCGTATGTAACAACACTCTCACACTGTCTTTGTCACAGAATACTGACAAGATGGTTACTGTTAATCACCGTAAGGCATTTGATGCCGCAGAGGTGAAGGAACAGATGGGTATTGCTCGTGAGAAGATGGAGCAGTACAAGTCAATGGCAGAGTTTCTTGGTAGTAAACCTGCTACTGGCGATAACGTAATCCAGTACTTCAATGAAGTATTTGGTGCGCCTGCAAAAGAGAAAGAAGATGGTGTGCTTCCATTTACTTCTCGTAACGCCAAGACTGCAATGGAAAACTTGCAGACACAGCCAGGGGCAAACTTTGCCGAAGGTTCTTGGTGGCAGGCATTTAACTCTGTCACATATATGACTGACCACTTACAGGGTCGTGAAGGTGACAGTCGCCTACAGTCTGCGTGGTATGGACGTAACCGTAAGGTGAAACTAAATGCACTTGATAAGGCATTAGAATACGCTGAGGCTGCCTAAGTCTTATATATAGTGTATAGGGCGCTGTTCGTAAGTCGCCCTGTCAGACACAAAAAATGCTTACTCTGTGTCGCAAATCGGAGTTTGGTGGTTCTCCCTCAAAAACCACCATTATAAATAAACGTGATACGCCATGGTATGGGTATCACACTGTATCTTGCTTAATAAAGGAGATTAAAAATGGTAAATACAGCCTTTACACTAGATCCGTCAAGGATCAATACTTACTCTATCGGTTTTGATAGAATGTTTGATAATCTGATGGGGAATGTTCCCACAGCATCAAGTTACCCCCCTTACAACATCGTAAAAAATGATGATGATAAGTTCACTATTGAGATTGCCGTTGCTGGATTCTCAAAGGATGAGATTGAGATTGAGTTCAGAGAGAATACTCTCAAGATTGAATCTAAGTCTCGACCAGAGGGTGATGATGAAAAGGAGTACCTACATAAAGGTATTTCAAACAAACGATTCAAGAAAGCCTTTACACTGTCAGATGACGTAGTTGTAAATGGTGCTGATATGAAAGATGGTATTCTTAAAATCGACATGGAAAGAATTATTCCAGATGAGAAGAAGCCTCGTTCAATCAAAATCAAGTAAGTAAAGTGAAGGCGCCTCTTGACAGGGGCGCCTTTTTATGATAATATTATGTTAAAATTTGAGGATTCGCTATGTTTAAAAAGAAAGAAGAAGTAGTAGTTGATGAGAAACGTATTGACTACAAGTATTCAGAGGATAGAATCCTCAAAGAACTTGCCGAGTATATAGACAAAACCTATAACGCTCATTATTCCCACAACAAATTTCAAGCAACAGAATTCATCATGGACTCGGGCCATGGAGAAGGTTTCTGTATCGGTAATATTTTAAAGTATTCCCAACGATACGGAAAGAAAGATGGCAAGAATAGAAATGACTTGCTAAAGGTAATCCATTATGGTATAATGGCTTTACATAATCACGATACTCAGGAGAAAAATTGAAAATGAAACTTAGTAATGATACACGAGAGGTTCTAAAGAACTTTTCGACCATTAACCAGAACCTTCTGGTGAAAAATGGTACTGCGATTGGAACAATGTCTGCAATGAAAAACATCGTTGCAAAGGCAACTGTTCCAGATACTTTCAATAATGAATTTGCAATCTATGACTTGAACGAATTCTTGTCTGCATTGTCACTATTCAAAGACCCTACACTGTCATTTGATGAGAAAAGTGTACGTCTTAATGAAGAGGGTGGTGGAAGTAATCTGACTTATATGTTCAGTGACCCATCTATCGTAACTGCACCCAAGACTGAAATTAGTATGCCTAGTGTTGATGTAGAGTTTACCTTTACACAAGATACTTTTAATCAAATTCTCAAGGCCTCTGCTGTTCTTGGTGTTCCAGATGTGGTTCTTAAAGGAACTGCTGGTGGTAATATTGATTTGACTGTTACCGACAGGAAAAACGATACATCAAATGATTTCAGTATCACAGTTGGTGACAATGCACCATCAGACTTTACATACTACTTCAAAGTAGAAAACCTAAAACTTCTTTCTGGTGACTACAAGGTACAGGTATCTGAAAAGGGTATTTCGCATTTTGCAAATGTGACTAAACCAATCGAATACTTTATCGCTCTCGAAGCGGCCTAAACCAGAAGGACTATATTATGAATGATGTGATGTTGTGGGTGGAGAAATACCGCCCATCAAAAATTAGTGAGTGTATTCTCACTGATGAGTTAAAGAATACCTTCCAGACTTTTGTGAATGATGGACACATTCCAAATCTACTTTTGTCTGGTGGGCCAGGTGTCGGTAAGACTACTGTTGCGAAAGCAATGTTAGAAGAAATCGGTGCCACCTATATGATGATTAACGGTTCTGAAGAATCTGGTATTGATGTTCTCAGAAACAAAATCAAGAACTTTGCGTCTACTGTCTCTATGGATGGTAATCGTAAGTTTGTAATATTGGATGAGGCAGATTATCTAAATCCACAATCTACACAACCAGCGTTGCGTGGATTCATTGAAGAGTTTCACAAGAACTGTGGATTTATTCTAACCTGTAACTTCAAGAACCGTATCATCGAACCACTACACAGTCGGTGTTCTGTAGTAGAATTTCGTATTCCTACCACAGAAAAACCAGCACTTGCTGGACAATTTTTCAAACGAGTACAGGACATTCTCAAATCTGAGGATGTCCAGTTTGAACCAAAGGCTGTCGCTGGTATCGTAGAGAAACACTTCCCAGATTGGAGAAGAGTTCTAAACGAACTGCAAAGATATTCTGCATCTGGTATGATTGATGCTGGTATCCTTGTTAATTTATCTGAAACCAATATGAAAGACTTGGTTACGTTCCTCAAGGAAACAGACTTCAAGTCTATTCGTAAATGGGTTGCAAATAACCTAGACAATGACCCCTCTCGTATGTATCGTAAGGTATATGATACATTATATGATGAAGTTCAACCACAAACTGTTCCTCACCTAGTTCTTGCAACAGCAGACTATTCTTATAAGTCGGCCTTTGTTGCAGACCAAGAAATCAATATGCTTGCATATATGGTTGAGGTTATGCAACAGGTGAACTTCAAATGAGTTATGAATTAAAAGAATATCTTAACTCAATCAATCTCACAAAGGAAAATCTGATGGATTCAGATGACCCTATGTGGGAGAAAAAGTATTATCCATTCATCATCAATAAATGTGTTGCACCATTTAACGACACTATTATGTTGGTGAATGAGATGAATATGCGTCACCACCTTGACACCAAACTACAATATGACTTTTTACTAAATACTATTAGACCTAAGAAAAGATATGCTCCTTGGGTGAAAGCGGATAAGTTGAAAAACTTAGACTATGTAAAAGAATATTATGGTTATAGTAATGAGAAGGCCAAACAAGCATTATCAATACTAAATGATGACCAGATAACCACTATTAAAAATAGTTTGAATAAAGGTGGAAGAAAATGAATGAAACTGAATGGCATCCAGAAGCGATGCTGGAAATTAAACTTAAAGAACCAGATGACTTCTTAAAGGTTCGTGAGACACTTTCTAGAATTGGTGTCGCCTCTCGTAAAGAGAGAAAACTATATCAATCCTGTCACATTCTACACAAACAGGGTAAGTACTACATTGTGCATTTTAAGGAACTCTTTGCACTTGATGGTAAAGATACTAACTTAAACGAAAACGATATATCTCGTAGAAACTCCATCGCCGCACTTTTGGGTGATTGGGGATTGGTAGAGATTGTTGGTAGTGCAGAACCCAAGGCTCCTCTATCACAAATCAAAGTGATTGCTTTCAAAGAAAAGAATGAATGGATTTTAGAAACGAAGTATAATATTGGTAAGAAAAGAGAAGTATAGTTGGCACGCTCATTTACAGATTTTATCACAGAAGAAGAACAGATAAAAAACTATAAGGTAGTAATCCTTACAGTTGAACATGGTGATAAATCAATTACTGCAAAGAAGTTTGAGAAACAAGCCCAGAAGATGGGTATGGAAGTTTTTCTATCAGACTTCCAAGGTGTGTCTTTGACTTTTGATGATGGTAAGTATTCTATTAAGGATAAAGACAACAGTATGGAAATTAGTTCCAAAGATACAGTTGTATTTGTTAGAGGAACACCAACAAGAGATAGTCATCTCGACCTGATTTCTGAACTAGAACGAATTGGTTGTACTTGTATTAACAGCAGAACTACTATCAGTATTTGTGCTGACAAGTATCGTAGTTATGTTCGTATGAAAGACTTCAAACTTAATCAACCAAAAACTGTTCTTGTTCCTACAGAAAATGATATAGATACTGCACTAGAAGAACTAGACACAAAGTTTCCTATCATCCTTAAAACACTTAGGGGTGCAGGCGGTGTTGGAGTTCTATTTGTCGAATCTAAACGTGCATTAGATTCTTTAGTACAATTAATTTATAAACAAGACCCAGAGACAGATATTCTTATTCAAGAATATATTAAAACAGATGGTGATATTCGTGTTGTCATTGTTGGTGATAATATTATTGGTACAATGAAACGAGAAGTTGTTGAGGGTGATTTCAGAAGTAACTATACACAGGGTGGAGGAGTAAAACCCTACAAGTTATCTGAAGAAGAAATGCAACAATGTATGGTGGCTGCAAAGTCTGTAGATGGTGACTTTGTTGCAGTTGACTTTATACCATATAAAGGACAACCATATTTCTTAGAAGTAAATAGTTCTCCAGGCACAGATGGTATTGAAGAAGCCAACTCTGGTTTGAATGTTGCAAAAGAAGTTTTAGAACATTATAAGAATGTAGAAAATAGATTTTCTGTTCCTGTAAGGTGTGGATATTATGAAACAATAACCATACAACATTTTGGTGATTTAGAAGCAAAGTTTGATACAGGCAACAGCGCTCTTTCAGTATTACACGCTGAGGATATAAAAGTAGAAGGTAAAAAGATTACATTTACACTTAATGGAAAAACTATTACAACTAACCTTGTAAAAGAATACAAGGCAAAAACAGGCGCTGGTTTAGATTCAAGACCTGTTGTTGAATTGGACGTAGAGTTTATGGGCCACAGTTATCAGTTCATGTTTGGCCTAGACGATAGAAGTGAAATGGGAACTGATGTTCTTTTGAATCGGTTTGCTATGAAAACAATGAATGTTATGGTAGACCCTCAAAAGAAATATATTCTGACTACAGAAGGAGAACAAAAATGAAAGTTGGAGATGCAATCATAGCAGCCGCCAAAAAACAAGCAGAAGGTGAAGTGGCGGTACACCTTGCAAATATTAAAGTATACCAGACAATGCCTGCTGGTATCGGTGAACACTCAGATGTTACAGAAGCAGTAATGGCAGAACTAGACAAGTTGGCCGCTGCAGATGACAGATTGGAAATGATTAATAAGTATTTTGGTGACGAGGCTTTACCACTTTTCTCTTGACAAATCCCCCAAATGGTGATATATTTACATTATGCGATTTTACACACACGTTGCCCAGTGGGGTAATCAATTACTTGTTCGTGCCGTAGAGAATGGTGTTCGTTCTAACTTCAAGGTTAAGTACGAACCCACTCTCTATGTTCCTGTTCAGAAAGAAACTGGTTGGAAAACACTTGACGGTAAAAACGTCAATCCCATGAAGTTCCTTTCTATCAAGGAGGCCAAAGAGTTTATTGAGACATACGAAAGTCAACCTCACCTTGTCTATGGGTTGACACAATTCCCTTACACCTACATTTCAGAAAAGTATCCAAATCAAATACAGTTTGACAGTTCGCATATGCGTATTGTCACAATTGATATTGAGGTGGAGTGTGAGAATGGTTTCCCTAATGCCGACAAGGCTCTAGAACCTATGTTGTCAATTACTATCAAAAACCATGACACTGGACGTATCAAGGTGTGGGGTTTGCACGACTATCACAATGACAGGGAAGATGTTCAATACATCAAGTGTCAGACTGAACGTGAACTTCTGGCTCAGTTCCTTGCATGGTGGGAAAGTGATTACCCTGATATTATCACTGGTTGGAATACAGAGTTCTTTGATATTCCCTATATCTGCAACCGTATCAAATCAGTCATGGGTGAGGACGCAATGAAACGTCTATCACCTTGGGGTGTTGTAAACTCTCGCATGGTGAATTCTGGTTATGGACGTAAAGACCAAGTGTACGATATTCTTGGTGTTGAAGAGGTTGACTATCTTCAACTCTATCGTAAGTTTACTTACTCTGCACAAGAATCTTATCGTCTTGACCATATCGCCTTTGTTGAGTTGGGTGAACGCAAGGACGAAAATCCTTATGAGACTTTTCGTGATTGGTATACAAAAGACTATCAGTCTTTCCTCGACTATAATATTCAAGACGTTGAACTAGTTGACAGACTTGACGATAAGATGAAACTTATCGACCTCATTCTCACTATGACGTTTGAGGCCAAGGTTAATATCTCTGACTCGTTTACCTCTGTTAAGTATTGGGATGTTCTTATCTATAACCATCTTCTCAAGAAGAAGATTGTCATCCCACAAAAGACTTCCCACAAGTCTAAAGGTGAAAAGTATGTGGGTGCGTATGTAAAAGAACCACAGGTTGGACAACACAAATGGGTTATGTCATTTGACTTGAACTCACTGTATCCACACCTTATCATGCAGTACAACATTTCACCAGAAACCCTAACGCCTCAAGAGGTTGCAGTTGATGTTGACTATCTACTAGACAACAAACCTGTTCCTAAACTTGACAATGCAACATTCACACCAAACGGTGCAGTCTTTCACAAACACCATCAAGGCTTCTTGCCTGAGATGATGCAGACGATGTATGATGACCGTACCATCTACAAGAAGAAGATGTTGCAGGCGAAACAACAATATGAAGATACGAAGGATGCTAAATATCTAAAAGATGTTTCAAGGTATAACAACATTCAGATGGCTCGTAAAATCTCTCTTAACTCTGCCTATGGTGCAATTGGTAATGAATGGTTTCGGTATTACGACTTGCGTATTGCAGAAGGTATTACAACCTCTGGCCAGTTGTCTATTCGGTGGATTGAAAAGTCTCTCAATCTGTATCTCAACAAATTGTTGAAAACAGAAGGAGAAGATTATGTTATTGCATCGGATACGGACTCAGTATACATTACGTTTGATAGACTTGTTGATACGGTGCTTAAAAAGAGAACAGATGAATCAGAAGATAATTATCGTGGGAGGGCCGTGGACTTCCTTGATACTGTGGCAAAGGAGAAAATTGAACCTTTTATTGATAAGAGTTATCAAGCTCTTGCTTCGTATGTAAGTGCATATGAACAGAAGATGCAAATGGCTCGTGAGGTGATTGCAGACAAAGGTATCTGGACTGCAAAGAAAAGATACATTCTCAATGCATGGGATATTGAAGGTGTTCGTTTCAAAGACCCATCTCTCAAGATTATGGGTATCGAGGCTGTGAAGTCATCAACGCCTGCTCCCTGTCGTGACAAGATTAAAGAATGTCTAAAGATTATCATGTCTGGTACAGAGAAGGATGTAAACAACTTCATCCAAGAGTTTCGTGAGGAGTTTATGAAACTTCCACCAGAAGATATTGCCTTCCCTCGTTCTGTCAACGGTATTGGTAATTGGAGTGACAGTGCAAATATTTTCAAGAAGGGAACACCTATGCATATCAAGGGTGTTATCCTTTACAACCACTTTGTTCGTCAACAAAAGTTGACTAACAAGTATCCACTAATCCAAGAGGGTGAGAAAATCAAGTTCCTTAATATGCGTACACCCAATCGTATGCAGTCTAACGTCATATCTTTTATGACTAAATTACCAAAAGAACTTGACATTCACTCACATTTGGATTATGATACACAGTTCGAGAAGGCTTTTATTGAGCCTCTCACTTTTATTATGAACCAGATTGGGTGGAACATCGACCGTTCCTATGGAACACAAATGACACTTGAGGAGTTTTTTGGATGAAATATAAACCATACAAATTAGAAGATGTAGTAAATGCATCCAACCAAAATAAATTCAACGTCATCTCTACCTTTGCTGGTGGGGGTGGTTCTTCTACTGGTTATAGACTTGCTGGTGGTAAGATACTTTGCATCAATGAGTTCGTAGAAGAAGCCCAGAACACTTATAGAGAAAACTATCCAGATACACCAATCTTGCCAGGCGACATCAAAGAGTTGTCTGGTAAAGACTTTTTGGATATTGCTGGACTTGGTGTTGGAGAACTAGACATTCTGGATGGTTCACCACCTTGTTCTGCATTCTCAGTCGCTGGTAAACTATCACATTCTAGAGATGGTAAACACTCTGATGG